AATGAAAACAAGTTTTGGAATTGAATTAAAGGAGAAAAGTATGAAGGACAAAACATACGAAAAACTATTTGCTAAATTGTCAGGGCATTTCTTAACACAGGAATTGCCTGACAACTGGAGAGACTTTGAGGAGGACTATCTGGAGGAATGGTTTACTGAGTGTGCACTGGATACCTACCAGTACTGGGAGTGGGATGAAGTGTACGATATGATAGACAGAATAGTATTTGATTTAATTAAGTTAGGAGTAAAACTATGAAACATGTATGGTCACTAAAAAGATTAGACTGGGATGATCAAAGAAAAGAATATGTAGAACGTTACACCAGTCTACATCAAAGCAGTCGTAAGGCTCGACGTGCAGCGATAGAGTATATAACAATCCAAAAAGCAGAAAAGGATTTAGATACCTATGAATATCATAAGGGCTTTTATACCCTGACATCAGATAGTCAGAACACACACTGCATTATCTCAAAAAGTTTTGTGGACTAGGGTTGAAATACTTTTACACAATACCTACATAAGTACTATGAAAAGAAAGGAAAATAAAATGGAACTATCAATACATTCAGCTAAGACAGTACGCAGTGAAGCATTTGCAGCAGCAGTTGTAGCTACTAATAACTACATCGAACACGATCTGGGTGGTGAGGACAAGTATGCCTGTGGCTTTGCATGGGTTACAGTACAACCAAAGCACAAGGGTAACACTAAGCTAGGGCGTGAGGAACGTGAGATACTAGTCAACATGGGATTGAAGAAAGACTGGACAGGTAAATCCTACCAGTGGTGGAATCCTAGCAACTCATACTTCCAGAACATAGACTGTAAGGAAGAGGGTGCACGAGCAGCAGCCAAAGTCTTGCAAGGCTATGGGCTAGATGCCTGGGCATCCTCAAGGCTAGACTAATGGAGTATGTCATACACATAAAAGGGAAGGGTGGTGAGTGCTTTGCTTATCACTCTACCAGAGAGAAGTCAGAGTTAGACAAGCTAGTAAAAAAATATTTGGCAGTGAAAGGCGTAACACTGGAAGTTAAAAAGAGGATGCTAACCTAATGGAAACATACGAGATAATAGCTATAGCCTTGAACGCTGCATACATAGGTGTTCTAGTCTACATTGGGTGGTGAGACAATCTGTCATACTTGAAATAGAAAAGGATGAGTATAACTAACTTAAAGTATTACTAATAGAAAATAACTTATATCTTTTATTTTTGTAGTTAAATAAACTATAAGTAATACTTTAAGTACAGTTAGAGGAGGTACTGGTGGCAAATGAAAAATACAAAGATATTATGGTGAAGCTTAAGTGTAAGACTGAAGAGGATCTAATCTCTAAACTCTTAGACGCAAACAGTGAATTGTTAGAAGCTATCTATGATCTACAGTGGTTTATGGAAGATCAAAACATAACAGCAGAAGACTTTCACAAGTGGCAAGAAGAAAAAGAATTGAGGGTATACCATTGAATATTTATATACCAGAACCCATAACTATACTATTAGCTGTGTTGTCGTTCTTAGCAGGGTTCTTATATAGGAAACATAACGACAAAGAAGATATAGCTGACGCATTCGATGAAGGATTTGAAAAGGGAAGTAAGGATGTAGTAAAGGCTCTATCTGAATTAACAGGGAGGGACATACACATTGAGATGGAACGAGAAGACATGGATAGATGATCCACATGATGAAGTAACGCACTGGATAGGAAGGATGGACAATGCGACACTTAAACTACGAGAAAGAGAAAGTTGTTGTTGTAGAACAGTATATCATTGCATTACAGAAGGATATAAGTGATCTGGAATGGGATGGAGAATACAAGAAAGCAGACAACCTCAAAAGAATACTAGAGGATGTTATGGAACAAAGAGATAGAGGTGAAGTATGGTATCCTCTATTCTAGAGTTAGGCACAAAGAATATAAATTCATTTTCATATATGATTCCCTTTTGGACAAGGCTAACAGTGAAGCCTTTATTCTTTGTGTCTATAATTTATAGGAGATAGAGTATGGTATGGGTTTTAATATGGATGCAGTTGTCTACAACACAGGCTGTGAATTATTATCAGCTAGGAACTTTTCCTACACAGGCAGAGTGTACAGCAGCACTGAGTAATGCAACAGTAATGGTCACACACAAGTCAGAGACAGTGGCTTGTCTAGAAGTAGAGGTAAGTCAGTAATGGCAGAAGCATTTACAGCATTGATAATCCTACTGGTTTTAGTAATAGGATTTATCTGGGTAGTATGGAGCGAGTTGAGTAAGTAATGCAACCAAAGGATAAACCAACACACATTCGTATTAAGTACGAGCCAACACAGAAGCAGACACAGACAGAGTGTAGGCTGTATGGCAAAGACTTTATCAACATGGCAGAGGCAGCAAGATACTGGGACATCAGTTATGCTTGGGCATCAGAACAAATTAGAAAGGGATGGAACACAGAAAGCTTTCCATCCAAAGCAAGGAAGAATTACAAATGAAATGTTGGCACTGTGGTGAAGAACTAATCTGGGGAGGAGATCATGACTATGAAATGTCTGAAGACTACATCATGGAAACAAATCTCAGTTGTCCTGGATGTAATTCACTGGTGCTAGTTTACTTGCCAGGAGATAATGAGGATGACAAATAAATGTATTCGTGATATGACTGAGGATGAAAGACAACGATCAATTGAAAGGGAACAGATCAACAATGACAGCAGCAGTAAACAGCAGCAACGAGATAACACACCAACCATGCCCATTCGAGGACTGTGCAAGTAGTGACGCATTCAGCTACAACGTAGTGTCAAAAGTTGGGCACTGTCACTCGTGCGACAGAGGATATCCAAACAGGGCTAAGATGTTTGACTGGGCAAAGGAAACTTATCCAATGCCTACACCAAAGGTAGACCTACGTAACACAAAGATAATCAGTGGTAGGTTTGATAATATCAGAGGACTGGATGAGGATGTAGCCAAGCTCTACAACATTCAGTTGCAGTATGGTGAGGGTGGAGTACCAGTTAGGTACGCATTCAAATATTCAAATAATGTAAAGTATAGAGGGCATGACGAGAAGAAGTTTTGGACTAAGGAACGAGGTGCACTGACTGACTTGTTTGGCCCTGACTTCAACGCAGGATCTAGCAAACGTATCTATGTGACTGAGGGTGAGTTCGATGCAGCCAGTCTGTATCAGGTTCTAGGTAAATCCTACCCAGTGAAGTCACTACCCAGTGGTTCATTCAATGACGAGTTCCTAAAGAAGAACTTTGAATACCTCAACAGTTTTGAGATGGTGGTCTACGCAGGTGAGTTGTCTGATGATACAGGCAAGGCAGCAGCAGAGAAACTCTACAGCACAATGCCTGATAAGTTCTACTATGTACCCATGTCCAAGTGGAAGGATGCCAATGAGTTCCTGATGAATGGAGATGGTGACGATCTAAAGTGGGCAGCACTCAAGCCTCAGCGTTTCAGTCCTGACAACTTCTTTGTAGGTGACTTGGAAGTAGAGAAAGCAATCCTCTACGAAAACCCATACGAGTATGTACCTACTGGACACAGTGGCTTGGATGAAAAGCTACGAGGTATGGTCAAGGGTGGCATCACATTCATCAAGGCTATGCGAGGTCAGGGTAAGACTGAACTAGCCAGATACTTTGAGTGTGCTCTACTGGAACAGGGTGTACGCATTGGTCTAGTCCACATGGAAGAGATGAAGTCTACAACCTTTCGAGCTATGGCAACCTACGAGCTAGGTGTGAACGTCAGAACCAAAGAGGATGCACAAGCCAATGGCTTTGATGAACGACAGGTGATTGACGCAGGTCAGAAGATGGCAAGGGATGAACACACAATCCCCTTTGAGATGCGTAGTCATGAAGACCCAATGAAGATACTGGATCATGTACGAACAGCAGTCACAGTCTATGGGGCAGAGTTCGTATTCATAGATCACGTTCAGCGTCTAGCCTACCTGTCAAACTCTGGGGTTGATGCAGCCACCAGTACACTGACAACTCTGGGTGCTCGAATGGCACAGCTTGCCAAGGAACTAAACATTGGTGTTATCTTTATCTCTCAGGTCAATGAGGATGGACGCACAAAGTATGCAGCATCCCTGGAGGAAGAGGCTATCATCTGTATTAAACTCAAGCGAGACACAGAGGCAGAGGATGATACAGAACGTAATACCACACAGTTTATCGTTGACAAGAATAGACCCTTCTCTAAATTAGGAAATGCAGGGTCAGTCTACTACGATCCTGAGACAACAATCCTGGAAGAGGTTGTATTTCAAGGATGAGAATACTTGTCAGTGACATAGAAACTAATGGGCTTGAGGACAGCACTAAGCTCTGGATCTGTGGTGGTAAGGATCTATCGACAGGAGAGATCAGTCGATTCGATAACTGCCTTGATGATCCAGTGGCTAAGGCTGAGGCTATCAAGTGGTATCAGTCAGCAGACATGATTGTTGGTCACAACTTCTTACAGTTCGATGCACCAATGATTAACAAGCTACTACAACCACGACTGATAGATCCACACAAGGTTGTCGATACTTTGATAGTCAGCAGACTACACGACTTTGACATACCTATACCCAAGGGTGCACAAAAACCTCACAGTCTACAAGCCTGGGGCATACGATTAAACAAACACAAAGGAGACTTTCATGAGTTTGATAAGTTCAGCAATGAGATGGTTGAATACTGGTATCAGGACATCGAGGTTACAGAATCTCTGTTCAGTCATTTCCATGATATTATTTGGAGTCCTGATTGGCGTAAGTCTTTAAGGGCAGAGCACGATGTTCAGATAGAACTGGTACGCACAAAGTACTATGGCTTTCAGTTTGATAAGCCAAAGGCTGAGTTCCTACTCAACTCTATCGAACAAAAGAAAAAGGTTTTAGAGGATCAATTCCAGGTGGACTTTCCTCCACAATTAACTGAGGTCAATCGTGTAAAGTATCGACTCAAGAAGGATGGTACTGAGATGGCTACAGTCACCAAAGCAAAAGAGAAGTATGCCCTTACTAGTGTTGAGGGTGATGATCTTGTTTGTTCTGACTGGATTGAGTTCAAACCTGGCTCACCAAAGGATCGTATCAAAGCACTCTGGGATGCACGATGGAATCCTGTGGACAGAACAGAGACAGCAAAGAAGTTCTTTATGCGAAAGGTTGGAGACCCTTGGGGTAAGTCAGTCGCTTCGATGGATGAGGATTTCTACAACGAAAAGAAGAAACACTTCGACACCTTTGGATTTACTGTTTCAGAGGCAAACCTTAGTACACTCCCTGACGATGCCCCTGCAGGAGCAAAAGCTCTGGCCCAGTGGTTGACACTTGAAGGACGCAGAAGCTCACTGGTTGAGTGGCTAGGTCAGTGTGGTGATGATTCACGTATTCATGGTAACATAAACAACATTGGTGCATGGACTGGTAGGTGTTCACACTCTGATCCTAACACAGCTAACATCTCTGCTCCCTTTCATGGTGACGCAAAGACACCAGTTGAAGAAGTAAAGAAGCAGTATGACCAACACCTCAGAGCCTGTTGGACTGTACCCTCTGGCTCTTGGCTAGTAGGCACAGACGCAGATGGTATTCAGTTACGAGTACTAGCTGACTACCTCTGGCGTATGTATGGTGAGGATCAGTATGCTCAGGCTATCATGCAGGGCAAAAAGGAAGATGAGACAGACATTCACAACGTAAACAAGAATGCCCTGGATGTACCAAATGGTACGAGAGATATGGCAAAGACTTTTATTTATGCTTGGCTTCTGGGCGCAGGGATAGCAAAGACTGGGCAGATACTGAAGGTCAGCATGAAGGAAGCACAGGACGCACGTATTCGTTTTGAACAAAGTATTGGAGGACTTTATGATCTAAAGAACAAATACATAAAACAAGTTGGAGAGAATGGTTGGTTCAAGGGTTACGATGGGCGTAAGGTAAAAGTACCTAGCACCCACAAAGCCTTGGCAGGTATCCTACAGAATGGTGAGGCTTGCCTGATGAAGTACACCCTCCTACGTTGGCACGACATAGCACGTAAGGAAGGGATCAACTTCAAGATGGTAGGGTTTATTCATGATGAGTACCAAGTAGAAGTAGTAGGCACAAAGGAAGAGGCTGAAAGACTTGGACAGATACAGGCACAAGCCATGCTTGACGTAGGTCAGGAGCTAGGGTTTAAGATTCCTACACCTGGCTCATACGACATAGGAAAAAATTGGGCTGAGACCCATTGACATATTGGGTTATAGACCCTAAGTATAACTTAGTTAAATAAAAGGAGGGCATTATGCCATCAACACAAATAGATGTTAAAGGAAAAATTTCTTGGGCTAAAGTATTTGAGTCCAATCGTGATCGTGCAGATTTTCACCAGTCAACAGATGGTGCTTACAAAGTCACAGTCACTACAGACAAAGCCACTGCAAAGACCCTAGAGAAAGAGGGCTGCAGAAAAAAGATAAAGGAAGTCGATGATGGATTTGAGGTGACATTTGATAGACCTCATGTTGGTAATCACGACTGGCAGGGAGGTGCTCCTATTGTAGCTGATATAACTGGTAAGGCTTGGGACTTAGATGAAAAAGGTCTTATTGGGAATGGCAGTGAAGGGATTGTTAAAGTTGAAATCTATCCTACTCAAATGGGTAAGGGTACACGACTTCTAGGATTGCAAGTCCTAGATCATGTGGTCTATGAATCAGAGGGTGGTTCCTCCCAACCACGTTCAATGTTCACAGATCACTCTAAGAGTTCTGGTGGTTCTAAGTCTTCCACTTCCTCCCAAGAACCACAGGACTCAATCCCCTTCTAGGTTTTTCCTGTTCCTTTCCCCTAGAAGAATACGCCCTCACCTTTTTCTTTCATTTTTGGGTGGGGGCGTATACACATAAGGATATACAATGAAAAAGATAGACACACTCATCAAGGATATGGAAGACACAATACTGGGACTCAATGGATGGGACCACTTACTCAGCTTAAAGATGGGTGATCGTATTGGAAAAGCAGCGACTTCAAGATTCAAAGCACCACAGAAACCACGAGGTTATCTGTCGTTCTCTTCTATTGGTAGTCCCTGCAAAAGAAAACTTTGGTACAAGATAAACGAGCCTGGTATTGCTCGACAACTATCTCCCTCAGACTTACTCAAGTTCTTTTATGGAGACATGATTGAAGAATTAGTTCTAGCTATTGCAGAAGCCTCTGGTCACACAGTAAAGGGTCAACAAGATCGAATGAGGATCAATGACCTAGCAGGACACAGGGATGCAGTGATTGATGGTATGACTATTGATGTTAAGTCTGCCTCTCCCTACTCCTTCAAGAAGTTTGTTGAGGGTAACTTACGAGAGGACGATCCCTTTGGATACATCAGTCAGCTAAGTTCCTATGTGTACGCAGCTAAGGATGATCCACTAGTCACAAACAAAACGCATGGTGCATTCCTTGTTGTTGATAAAGTAAATGGATCACTGTGTCTGGATGTCTACGACTTTACGCCTGAGCTAGAGCAGAAGGAAAAGGAAGTAGATCAGGTAAAGGATATGGTAAAGGGTGAGATACCTGACAGAGGTTTCGATCCAGTACCACAGTCAAAGACTAGCCCTAACACAAAGCTTCATCCCTCCTGTGGGTTCTGTGAGTTCAATAAGAAGTGTTGGCCTGAGGCCAGGAGATTTGTTTACAAGACAGGAGATGTTCTACTGGTTGATGTAGTGACTACACCAAACGTACCAGAAGATCTAACTTACAATGAACAAGAAAAAATTTAGGGCAGCAGCAATCAAGGCAGGGTATCGTTCTGGCTTTGAGGATGATGTAGCAAAAGAGCTACGCTCCAAAGATATTGAGTTCACCTACGAAAAAGAAAAGATCAAGTGGGTTGACATAAAAGTAAGAACATATACACCTGACTTTGTTTTGTCGAATGGTATCATTATAGAAACCAAGGGACGATTTGTAGCAAACGATAGACGTAAGCACAAAGAAATAGCAAAACAATTTCCTGACTTAGATATTAGATTTGTTTTTCAAAACAGTAGAGCAAAGCTATACAAGGGTGCTAAGTCTTCCTATGCAGACTGGTGTAAAAAATATGGCTTTCAGTATGC